AATATTTGTGTACCCTTAATGCCATATATGCTCGCTACGACAAGGATCCACAAATTTGTGAACCAAGCCGGGAGCGATTGGAAATGCTCAAAGAAAATTTTTATTTTATCCATAGCTTGTGCATCGTCTGAAAAGACTCCATATGCAAGCACCAAAATGGGCAACGTGAGAATTATGAGAACCGCCTCGTCCTTGTAATCTGATTGACGAGCCTCTAGCAATTTTCCTTGGTAAGCTTCCTCACCTCGTGCTTGACGTTCTGCGTGTAACAGTTGTGCGTCTGACATTGCAACTTTTGCTTTTTGTTTGTTTGCGTAAATTTTTGATCCTGCAGATACTGCAAGTTTAATAGCTGAAAACCACATTATTTAACTCCTATAAATTTATGTCCTTTAATTGCTGCACCCATTCCTCTAATACCATCTGGTCTGTGTGGGCAAGTCATATTATTCATTTTACCTTTTTTCATTTTAACTGGAGGCACCTGTGAGTTAGGTCCTCTTTTTGGTGGTGGACCACTTGAGACACCTCCAGAATTGTAAGCTTTAAAATCAAAAAATTTTTTCGGATCAAATGCATTTTTTGGTGGTGCTATGGGTTTTGATACACACGGAGGTAAAGTTCCATCAGGACAATATTTAGGTCCTGCATTATCACCCATGATAGGTTTTTTAAATCCTATTATACCGGCATCTTTCATGTATTGTGTGTCTTTACTTCCAATTTTAGTATCAAGCGGTCTTCCTTCTATTTTGTAAAAATCTCTATTGATTGGTAATTCTTTTTTCCTACTTAGAAAAAATTCTCCTTTGGCTCTTTTTTTTCTTCTAGTATTTTCTAATGCTTCAAATCCTTTTATGGCCATACCAAACGGTGTAAATGGAATTGTTCCAATTACAGCTCTTTTAGCAGTGTTACCTGCTGCAACAACTTTTTGTTTTACATTACTTCCTGTGCCTTTATTTGAAGGACCAACATATCCAGGTCCGCCTTTTTCACCTGGAGGTGGCTCATATGCTTTAGTAGGTGATTTAAAAGTACCTCCACCTGGAGATTTTTTTCCTCCAGCATCGGCACCACCACCTTTTAATTTAATAACTCTTAATTTTCTTTTCATTATTTTTTCTTTCTAGCTATTTCTAACTTTTCATCAGCAATTCTAATTCTTTCTGCTGCTTGATCTTCATTGTTTTCTAATTTCATTCTTTCAATATCAATTCTTTCGTCTATTTCGTTTTCTCTAATTTCATTTTGATTCATATCTTGTTCAGATTTTCTTTGAAGATCCATTGCTTTGATATCAAGTTCTCTTTCTTTCAATGCAACTAATGGATCCTTCTGTTGACTCATAGCTTCAGCTTGTGCAAGTTCCATAGTTAACTCAGCGACTCTCGCTGCAATCATAGCATTAACTTTAATTTGCGCTCCTTGAGGATCAGCTTGAAATTCTGCTTGCATTATTGGATCTTGTGCTATCATAGCACCAACTTCTCCTTGAGCCTTCATTGAAACATGCTCTGATATGTGAGCCTGTAAGGCTGAATAAACTTGTGGGTTTATTTGAACCATCCTTGTAGACATAAAAGCTCTATGTGCATTGATATGTGCATCATGATCTTGATCTGGGAAAGCTTTAAGAGGTTTTTGTTGTAATACTTCCATATTTTCCGTTGCAGGATCTTTAGGAGTTGGTTTTTCTTGTGGAATAAGTAATTGATCTATATCTTGAGTCCCTAATGCTTCATATACTCTTCGATATGCCTCTCTCAAGTTGTGCATTAATGGATTTGACATAGCAATCTTTAAATTTTCGTTAGCTAACGTTACTCTTTGTGCCATACTCATGATATTAGGGTCGGCAACTGGTATTACATCAACTCTGTCATCAAAATCACTTTGTTTAACTGCTTGATCTGCACCATATACTGAATATGGGTAGACTGGAGGTAGGTATGTTCCAAAAACTTTTGATAATAATCTAAATTCTTTACGCATTGAGTAGTAACATCGCTTGTGAATTGCGCTCATGACTCTCGAACCACGTTCCAACAACGCAACAGTAGTACCGACTGCTCTATTTTGCATGTCATTACCGGTATCCATGTTAGTTATTGCTGCAAACTTCTGTCCTGCTTGCACAACAAAGCCCATTAACTGGTATAATGTAGATGATGGTTCCTTAAATGGTAAAATTTGAAACTGATCTTTGATATTTCCACCTGGTGCATCAACATCTCTAAACTCTCCAGGCTGAAATGGTTGGTCATCATCTCTAATTCTTATACCTCTAGACTTAAATCCTGCCGGTAAGTTCGATAATGTACCTGCATCGAGTAATTGTCTTAAAGATTGTGTAGCAGTTCTAGATAATCCACCTATCATGTGTGTTAAACCGAAACCATAAAAGCCTAATCCTGGTAAAAATTTAAAATGAACAAAGTATTCATCTCTTTTTTTAGCTTCATCGTTAGGTTTATAGTTTCTATAAATAGATAAAACTTCTCCAGAGCCTTCATCAATAGTAATTATGTAAGGAATCTTTACTTCTTTTTCTGCATTTTGCATTTCAAACTCTTCTAAATTACAGTCAACATGCATTTCTAGAATTTGGTATGAATATTGTTTATCAGTTGAAGGTGTAACTCCTTCTAACTCTTGGTATTTTTTTTCTATATCTGTTGGTCCTGCTGCAGTTGGTTTCAATTCTACATCTCTATAGAATCCTGCTGCTTGTTTTTTTAAAATTTCATTCTCTCCCATCTTGATGACGTGAGTAATTCTTTCACATTCCATTAAATCTGTAGTGTAATATGGAACGACTAAATCTTCTGCAGGTATAAATTTAGAAACTGCTCTTTGCATTACTTCATCGTAATAAACTTTTTTAAATGCTGATCCTGCTAGTGCTAAATAAAATAATAATTGATCAAACTCTGGAGTGTATTCTTCCATCTCCTCTGTAATCATGTAGTTCATAAAATCTTGAACACGTTGTGCTTGATTTACTTTTTCATTATCCTCCATCCCAAGAACTCTAGTTCTTACTGGTCCTTGAGATGGTAATAATTCTTTGTAAGCTTGTGCTTGAAATTGTGTAACAGCCTCTGATAAAAGTGGATGAGTCACGGATGCCGAACCTTTAAACGGTCTAGTCATCTCTGTGTGTTTGATTCCAAGAAGATCTAGATTACTTGTGTAAGAAGTTTCCCAATCTTTTCTTGAGACTCTATCTTTTTTATAGTCATCTAATAACTGATTAGATATTCTTTGCAGAACTTCGTCCGACATGTCCTCTGCAAGATTTTTAAAAAAATCTTCAGCTTTAGCGACTTGCTCTTCGATTGTAGGTGAAACTGGTTCACCTTCAATCTCAATGTCTACTTCTTCTGAATCAGGAGTTTTTACTTCCTCTTCAATTGCTTTTTCAATTTCAGCCATTAGTACATTTTTGTAGGTTTCGTTCTAGCCATTCCGCCACCACGAGCCTTAATCATACTTCCTTTTTTAAATAAAGGTTGTTTAAATCTAAAGCCAAATAAAGATGGACCATCTTTAACTTTTGTCATTGAAGTTTTTCTTTTTTTTGCTCTTTGTTCGTCCATGAACTTTCTATATTCTTTTTTACCTTCAAAAGTTTTACCTTGAGTTTGAATTTTACCGTCTGATAAAACGTTAATAGCTTTTTGATTTAAACCACTTACTTTTTTACCACCTTGATAAATTCCAACTTCTCCTTTATCTGGACTTAGATTTACAAATTTAGTTTTCTTATTTCCAGTTCCTAAATTTTTACCCTCTTTAATAACATCACCTTTGTAATTAACTTTTAATTTTGGAACTACTTTTTTAGTTTCAGTTGCACCAGTTGTAAAAGTTTTTCTAAACTCTTTAGTTTTTCCTAATACTGGTTTATCTTTAACAAATGATTTTCTAAATTCTGGAGTTTTTCCTACAACATTTGATGCAGGTGATTTTGCTCCAAGCATTCCTAACTTAGATGCACCTAACAATGCAGCACCAGCTAGAAGTACCTTATTTCTTCTTCTTGATTTTCTTGACATGTCTTTTCTCCTTATTAATAATATACGTATCTACGTTCTTTGTAACTTTCAACCTCATCCTCGTCAGCATAAGTTGTTACAAAAGAACCTTGCCGATATCTTAACATAGCTTGCGTTGTACTGTCTACATAATCGTCATGCTCTCCATGTGGAAACGCTGCACATTCCTCAATAACTTCTTGAGCCCAGTGTTCGTCTCGAGGATAATATACTTGTTTAGATTCAAATATCGGAGCACAGGCGTTGACCCGTGAGTGTTTATCCTGTCCTCTTCCTGGTGTGTAATCCATAACTGGTATACCCATTCTTCTTAATTCTTGTAATAAACTTTGTCCGCTTGCCTTTGCTTCTACAATAATTGTCTCTGGTTGCCAATACTTGTATTGATCGAGTGCAACCATTTTTAATTCTGGAAAATCATATTTACCTTTAACGGCATCAATTAACATAATGGCATCAGGCATGGATTCGTGAGGCGTGAATATTCCCCATGTAGTAATTGCACTATAGTCGGCAGATTCTTTTTTACTGAACGCAGTATCATAAGATTGAATAACATGTTTTAATGTAGGAAGATCCCCGACCCAAGGCTGCCACCATTCACGTTTAAGAATTGCTCCTTCCTCTGACGTGGGGTTTTGCATGTATTGAGCTGACCAATTTCTAATTGATATTGACGCTTTAACTTTTTCTAATTCATCTAG